CAGCACAAAGCAAGTTTGGTGGATCTTCGATGTATTTTGATGGAACGGGGGATTGGTTGCTGACTCGTACTTCGCCAAACTTAGATATGGGTACAGGCGATCTGACGATTGAAGGATGGTTCTATTTGACGGCAACGGTTGCTGTGGACTATCGCATGATTGTTTCAGATGCGACCAACGGCAATAACTATGTATGTATCCGAGCTGGTGGTACGGGTGGGCAATTAGAAATTAACGTTAACGGCACATCATTTCGCTTGAATCTTAACAATTCTGTGACCATCAATACATGGTTCCATCTTGCAGTAACTCGCTACAACGGAACGTGGTACGGATTTATCAACGGCATATCGCTTGGCTCAAGTGCATCTGCGACTGCGTTTAATTTAGGAAATGGCGGTATGTACGTGGGTCGGTTTGGCGGCGGCACGGCTTACGAATGGCCAGGTTATATCGATGATCTTCGCATCACCAAAGGCATCGCTCGCTACACGCAAAACTTTACACCACCAACCACTGCATTCCTACTCAAATAAATAGATAAAATCACGGAATAAATCAATGGCATCACCAGCAAGTAGAGAAATAGAAGATTGTACTTTGTTTATAAAAAACAAGTATTATACGTGGAAGGTGCTCAACCTGCTGGATTTACTCTTGGGAGATTAAGAAATGGCTCAGCCTAATAGCAGAGAAGCGTTGATGGATTACTGTCTCCGCAAGCTCGGATTTCCAGTCATAGATATTAATGTGGATTCGGATCAATTGGAAGATCGTATCGACGACGCACTTCAATTGTTTCAGCAATATCACTACGATGGCACTGAGCGCACTTGGCTTGCATATCAATTGACAGCTGGGGATATAACAAACAAATATATTCAGTTGGCAGATTCAATTATCGGAGTCTCGAAAGTATTTCCTTATACAGGTTCGACTCAATCTTCGACCTCTTCAGCTGGCTTTAACATCTTTGATATCAATTATCAGTTGCAACTCAACGATTTTTATAATCTCACATCATCTTCATATACTTACTATGTGATTGCAAGAGAGCATCTCGCAATGCTTGATATGATTATCACTGGAGAATATCCATACACCTATAATAAGAAAACAAATCGTTTAAATTTGCAAATAGGTATGAGCAGCAGATTTAGTCCTGGCAACTATATGGTTTTCGAATGCTTTCGCGTAGTTGATCAAGATGTTTATTCAAAAGTATTCAACGATTTTTGGTTAAAAGAATACACTGCTCAATTATTCAAACGTCAATGGGGTGAGAACTTAAAGAAATATGGTAATTACACACTTCCTGGTGGTCTTGTGATCAATGGACAAGACATTTGGAACGAATCTGTTCTGGCTATCGAAAAATTGGAAGAAAAACTTCGTGATGTATATGAAGAACCAGTTCCGTTCATGGTAGGATAATTTAATGGGCACTAGTGTATACTTTAATAACGGAGCTGCAAGCCGAGAGCAGTTCTTAATTGAAGACATGGTGATTGAGTCAATCAAAAATCATGGCATCGATGTTTTCTATTTGCCAAGAGATTCCCAATCATCAATTGATGAACTGTTTGGTGATGATCCAGTTAAATCATACACGTCAGCATACCCAATGGAAATGTATCTCGAAACATTCAATGATTTCGAGGGCAATCAAGAATTCTTTAGCAAATTTGGATTGGAAGTACAAAAGACCGCTAGGTTTGCAATTGCAAGAAGAACATTCGAGAAGTATGTTCCAACTGCTCTTCGAAACACACCAAAAGAGGGTGATCTGATTTATATTCCATTCATGTATAAATTGATGGAAATTAAATTTGTTGAACAAGAAAAAAACTTCTTCCAGCTCGGAAGAGGTGCAAGAAGAACTGGTGGTGTTGATACACGCATGTATCCATACATGTACGGAATTGATGCTGAGTTGTTTAAGTTCAATGGCGAAAAACTAGACACTGGAATTGAAGATATTGACGGCATTGCTGACTTTAAATCATATGGCGTCAAATACACAATGGCTCCAGGTGGAATAGACACTTATGAACCACATGAAGTTGTATATCAGGGAGCATCACTTGGTGCTGCTACTGCACGCGCTTATGTTTCAAATTGGGATCTTCCAACTCGACAATTAACACTAAGAAACATCAAAGGATCATTTACTGCAAATGTATTAGTGACTGGTGTGACAAGTGGTGGAAGATGGACAGTAAATTCAGGCGATGTAATGCAAGATGTAAATGATTTAATTGAAGATAATGTTTTGATTGAGCAAGAAGCAGACAATATTATTGACTTCACTGAAATAAATCCATTCGGTGAGCCATAATGTTATCTAACATTCATTTTTATCATCGAATTACTCGCAAAATGGTTGTTGCATTTGGAACATTGTTCAATAACATTCGCCTTGTTCGATATAATAAAGCAGGCACAACTGAGATTGAAAGAATTAATGTGCCATTAATGTATTCTCAAAAAGAGAAATTCTATCAACGCATCACACAAGATCCAAATTTAAATCAGCCAGTTCAAATAACTCTACCACGAATGAGTTTTGAACTGACATCTATCTCATACGATCCATTGCGCAAGAGAAGTTTGTTCACAGAAAGTTTCTCGCCAGAATCAACAACTTCTGTAAAGGCAGTGCGAACAACACCATACAATTTTGATTTTGTTTTAAACATATATGTTCGAAACACAGAAGATGGCACACAAATTGTAGAACAAATATTGCCATTTTTTAATCCAGATTATAACATGACAATTGACATGATTGGACTAGCAGATCAAAAAATTGATATTCCATTTATTTTAAATGATATTCGATACGATGTTGATGATTTAGGTACAGGCGAAACAACACGTGTATTAGTATGGACGCTGACGTTTACTGCAAAGGGTTATATGTTTGGTCCAATTCTATCGCGCAATATTATTCGTAAAGTTACTGCAAATACATTTAATAGTACACTTGAATTTGATGGATCAAGACTTATAACCTTTGCAAATACTGGTGGTCAGGGCACATTTAAACTCGGTGAACTTGTATATGAAGGTAAACAACTTTCATCGGCAAATGCAACAGCATTTGTTGAATCATGGGATCCAAATACATTCCGACTTGTTGTCAATGACGTCAACGGTATCATTAAAACAGGCAGATATCTTTTTGGTGCAGTTTCAAATGCATCATATAATGTGGCGAGTTTTGCTATCAATGATCTCCAGTTGAGCAAATTGCAGATTATACCGACGCCAAATACTGCTGGACCAAACACTGCATTTGGATTTGATGAATTGATTCAAGAGTTTCCAGGTATAACGTGATATGAGTGATGTTGATGCTGCCTATATATCTAAGAGACTTCATAGGTTCTTGGGTGTAAGATGGACTATAGAAAACATTACGATTTATTAGTTAGTAGAGCAAAAAATCGTTTATTGGAAACGTATACTGAAAATCATCACATTATTCCAAAATGTATGGGCGGAACTGATGTACCAAACAATTTAGTGAGACTAACGCCTGAAGAGCATTATATTGCTCATCAATTGCTCGTTAAAATATATCCAGATAATTTGAAATTAATCTACGCAGCCAATATGATGACGGTTTCAAATAACAATCATAGTAGAAATAACAAAAGATATGGTTGGTTAAAACGTAAACTTTCTGAAAATGTTGAATGGAAAGAAAAAGTAAAAATAATATTTAAGAATAATAAACCTAAATTGCCTCCAACTTTTGGGAAAAAATGGTATAATGACGGAATTAATTCTAAAATGTTTTTTGATTATGAGGTTCCAGAGGGTTGGTTGTGTGGCAGAATATTTAAATTTAAATCTGAATATTCAAAAAATAAAGCGTTAAAAAATTTATCTGCTGCAGGACATAATAAAAATAAAAAAACTTTAAAAGAAGTTAAAAATAAAATTAGTAAAACTTTAAAAGGAAGAAAAAAGTCAAAAGAATTTGCAGAAAAACGAAAAGGAAAATTAAATCCAGCATTTGGATCCACATACATTTGGGTGAATGATGGTGTAAAAAATTACAGATGGCTTGATAAAAATAATATCCCTAATAATTTAAATATTGGTATGATAAAATGAACAAAATAGATAAAAACTTATCCGCATTATTAAATACTGATTTTGTAGAATCCGAAAATGCAATAAAAGATAAACAACTCACAATTATTCATCAAGAACAATCCAATCAAGTAGAATCTGATGCTGATTATGCAAGAGGCAATTTATATGGTTTAATAGAAAAAGGAAATGAAACCATAGACAATGTATCAGAAATAGCAAGAGAAAGTATGTCGCCACGAGCATTTGAAGTGCTAGGTCAATTGATGAAAACGCAATCAGAAAATTTAGATAAACTCTTAAAACTACAAAAAGATAAAAAAGAATTATTGAAAACTCAAGAGCAAACATCTCAGCAAAATATTGCGATAGACAAGGCTGTGTTCATTGGTTCCACTGCTGAATTATTAAAGCAATTGAAAAATGAATCTGTCAAATAAATTAAAGCATTATCTTGGAAATCCCAAGTTAAAACGAGTGAATATGTCAATGCAACTTACGGAAGAACAAGTCCGTGAGTATGTTAAGTGTGCGCAAAATCCAGAGTATTTTATTGAAAATTATGTTAAGATTATTACTCTTGACAAAGGCTTTATACAAATATCTTTATATCCATTTCAAAAAGATGTTGTGAATGACATCAATAACAATCGCCGTGTAATCGTAAAGGCTGGTCGTCAGGTTGGTAAAACTACGATCATTGTTGGCTATATTCTCTGGTACATTCTATTCAATCAAGACAAAACAGTCGCAATTCTAGCAAACAAAGCACCAACAGCACGTGAAATTTTGAGTCGTATTAAAATTGCATACGAAGCATTGCCACTCTGGATTCAGCAGGGCGTAAAAGTCTGGAACAAAGGTGATATTGAACTAGAGAATAATTGTCGTGTGATGGCAACCTCTACTGCTTCTAGCGCGATCCGTGGTTTCTCTATTTCGCTTCTATACCTTGACGAGTTTGCATTCGTTCCAAGTAACATTGCTGAAGACTTCTTTACTTCTGTTTATCCAACCATTTCGTCTGGTGAAACATCTAAAATTCTCATGTCATCTACGCCGAATGGAATGAATCACTTTTATAGAATGTGGACAGAAGCCGTTGAAGGGTTGAATGGTTTTAAATATGTTGAAGCAAACTGGCGACAGGTTCCAGGTCGTACACAACAATGGGCTGACGAACAGCGACGAGTTTTGGGAGAGCAAAAGTTCCTGCAGGAAATGGAATGCGAGTTTATGGGATCTGCTGGAACTTTATTGTCTGCAGCTGCACTTAAATCTCTTGCATTCGTAAAACCAATTCATCTATCTGAAAATGGAATTAAAATTTACAAAGCACCAGAACCAAATCGAAACTACATGATTGTTGTTGACACTTCTCGTGGTAGAGGGCTTGATTATTCTGCATTGAGTGTAATCGACACAACAGAACTTCCTTATCGTCAGGTTTGTGCTTATAAAGATAATAATATTAGTCCTTTAGTTTATCCTTCGATTATTAAGAGAATGGGTGACTACTATAATCAAGCCTATGTTCTTGTAGAAATCAACGATAA